CTCATAACAATTTTAAATCATAAGCATATTGCAAGTCCACATCTTTGTACTCGCAGTTGCTAAAAAATATTCTTTTCATAACTCTTTCTGATTCTACCCTATCTTTCACAAACAAGAATTGCACGTTCGGATACTCTTGGATAATTGTGCGAATATTATGAAATATGTGCTGAGGGTTCGTTCTTACGTTTTTCTTATAGGTTCTCTTTAACTTATGGAACATCAAGCTTGAGTTATAGTCATTTTCTACAAGGACAATTAAATTAGCGTCTTCGGATTCGGCCCTTTCTATTTCATTACAAAATCTTTCATAACCGCCACTTAGAGTACCTATTAAGTCCTGTATTGATTTTCTTTCTATATAACAGTTACATGTTAGGTTTTTATTACTTAAAGCATAGTCGCCATATTTCAAACCCTTAACTTCTGTATGTATCCCGATGATATCTAGAGGTTGTTGTTCTCTGGTGTCTATATAAATTTTTTCGTGTTTATATTTTTCAGGACTATAAGGAAGCGGCTCTGTTATAGTTTTATATTTAGTAGCTAGACCCACCTCTTGGCATATTTCATTATAGTCTCCAAATACTTTTTGGTAATAAGCTACAGATGGACTCATGAGAGATCTAAGTTCGACTTGGCAAGGGGCAAACTCTAAATCTTTTTTCTCTTTCCTACCTATGAGAAAGTTTCTGAAATACTCTTTTGCTACTGGCGGCTCTACGTGAGACATCCATTTTTTTAAATTATTTTTGTTATTAAAATCCGTAGCAAAATAACTCTCTTTATTAGTAAACTTTATTAGCTCGTTGTCATACTTATCCCTTCTTGGAAAATGTTTATGGTAGTAGTCTTTGACTTTCAGCTTATGACTTTTTAAATGAGCGTGAAGGCTTCTGTCCGAAGGAAATACTTTGCCGCATTCCTTACATTCAACCATTAATTACCTCCTCTTCTGTCAACCCCATAATTCTGCACTTGATTTCATCCATGCTAGATAGTCTTTCGACTTCCTCTTCCAAAGCTTTTTTTCTAATTTCGGCGAGTTTAATCATTTTATGGCGGGACTCTTCGTCTTTCCACATCTCTACTAAATTTAAAATGGAAGCGTTTTCTTTAATTTGCTTGCTAAGTCTTTGGCTTCTCTTTTCTTTTAATTCATTAAGGAGCTTTGTCTGTCTGTTGACACACTGATTGTACTCTGTTTGAGCTGTATTAATAGATTCCACTAGACTCATGGCCATCCTTTTTCCTTCTGTTTCTTCGGCCGCTTGGTCTAGAAGCTCTTGAAGTCTTTCGACTCTAACTTGTATATTTGAAGCTATCACTACCTCTGCAGACAGAACAATATACTGATCAACTTCCTCCTGTGTCAAGTCTGGTTTATCATGAGTATATCTCACAAAACTGCTCTCGAAAAGTTCTCTGTTGTCCTGAGAAGCATAATTTGATATTTGATGCAGAAATCTATAAGTGTGCATGTAAGCTATCAGCTTTGCTATATTTTTCTTGTCAGAAGCTTTAACATTACTTTTGTCTATTCCCTCGTGAACATATTTGTTAATTCTGGCAATAGCTTTAGTTTCATTCTTAGGTGGTAAGTAATCACTTGGGGAAACCTCTCTTACAACTTCAGACAGAACTATCTTATCGTCAATAGTTTTCACGAAAGCGCTACACGCCCTAAATCTCATTTCCGAAGGGTTTATCTTTTCTCCATATAAAGTCTCACACATATCAGAGACTTTCATTGTGGAGCAATTATTGTATAAAAAATCTCTCTCTTCTTGATTAAGCTCGTAGGCTTCTTTTTTATCAGAGGTAGCTTTTGTTTTTTTGCCTTTTGAAGCTAAATAATTTTTAATAGCTTTGCCATAAACACTCCTCCCATCTCTAAACTTTTCGTCTATATTTGGGAAAACAAGACCGACTAGTTCTTTAATTGCCGTAACCCCTTTTTCTTCATAAAGATCGTCGATAAATATTTCTTGCTCGGTAGCTAAATCAATTTCTTCTTTTTTCTTCATATATTTACATTCTCTGAAACGATTTCTTTTGCTTTGTCTATTATGGATTTTTTTATGTTTTTTATTTGTTTATATCCGGGACTCCTATTTTTCTCAGATGTTTTATACCCTAATATTTTAGCTACCTCCTGCTCTGACTTGTTTTTTAAATAAAGATTTTCATAAACAATCCATTCGTTGACTTTTAATCTTTCTTTTAGTTGGTCATTTAGCCTCTTGAGTACTGTATCGAAATCAAACTCTTTTAACTCTATTTTTTCAGTTTCGTGCTCCACAGATTCTAAAGGAGCGGGTAATTTCGTCAGATAAGCGGCTTTTTTAGTTTTTTCCCATTGAGCGAACAATGGGCAGGATGAATTTTGAGTACCGTAAATATAACATAAAGAATCTGATTCTGCGGCCGCGCATTTTAGACATGGCCTACAGTAATTCCCATAATTGTTCCTTATTAAATTTTTTATCTGATTCGAAATCAGAGTATTTATCCAAGGAGCCAAAGACTTAGACTGATCGTAAAGATGCCACTTTTTAAAAATATGGACTCTAATAATTTGAGAGACGTCATCAAAATCCATCCAAGATAAAGCGGTCAGATTCCATCTGCCTCTCCTCTTGTTAATTTCAACATCTATAGTCTCAATACAGTCTTCGAATTTTAAGTTCTTTTTTCTCGGCATTCTAGGACTTTTTTATGCTGCCAGCATCATTTAGAAAGTCCTGTTCTATATTTGCTTTAGAATAAGATGAATCTCTCTCCCTTGATTCATCAGCTTCGTTTTCATTAGAGCTACCAACAATATCTCCTAATCTATGTTTGTTGGTGCCATAAGTTTTAAAATCAAACTCTAACTTATCGATGTCTACCTCGAAGTCTTCTTCTTCGGTTGAAGCTACAGCTGGCTCATTTCGAGTAATCGTTTTAGGTACTGAAGCAGAAGAATCAATATATGGTTTGCCGCAGCTTCCGCAAAATTTAGGTTTTTGCATCGAATAGGAAGCCCCTGCTCCGCAATGACTACAATATATCTTCATAAAAGTATTTACACTATATATTTTATCATTTTTTTTAAAAATATACAAAAAAAAGTGTAAGTTTTAGTATGGAAAATATAAAGTTTTCCAACTGCGAAGGTGTGGAATACGAAATTAAGTGGAGGAAACCTCATCGTAGCTACAACGCTGATGGCCTCTGCTGTAACCCACAGGTTAAAGAACCAAAGATACTAATAGACCCAACTCTTAGAGAAAACAGGACTCTTAGTGTTTTGATAGAAGAAGTTACCCACGCCTTCTTTTGGGACATCCCAGAAAAAGACGTAAGGAAGTTTGCCCCTAGGTTAGCTAAGATTATTAAGAAAGCAGGTTGGGCTAAAGAGGGATCTGATTGACTTTTGTTACTATAAACTTGGTAAGTTCTGATCTCACAATATCACTTTCGTCGAATTCAAAAGTATGAACACCCATAGATTTACTCTCTTCGTCATCAAACCCCCCGTAAAGCTTCTCAAAACCCCCTCTGTTGCCATTTTTTAAGTCAGTCTGCATTGGGTCTGCCATAATAAAACAACGTGAGTATTTGCCTATTCTCGTAAGAACCGTGACTATCTCTCTGAATGAACTATTTTGGGCCTCGTCGAGAAGAATAGCTTTTCCATTCCAACTCATTCCTCTTGCAAAATTAACTGGATGAATAGAAACTCTTTTTTCTTTCTGAAGTTTTTTAACAGTTTCTTCATTTAATAATTCATCTAACTTATCCATAAATGGCAAATTATAGTAATGAAGCTTCTCGTCTGCGTCTCCGGGTAGGAACCCTAGCCTAGAATCAGAACTTTCTACAGCAGAACGCATATAAATAACATCTGATACTTTAGAATTATTTAATAATTGAAGCGCAGAATAAACCGCAGTTAAAGTCTTAGAGCTCCCGGCTGGGCCCTTGCATAATATCAGTCTAGTATTTTTGTCCAGAGATAATTCTATAAATCGTTTTTGTTTTTCTGTCCAAGGTAATTCGTCTATATAAAAATTGTCTTTTGGTTTAATTGGTTCCCTTTGATGAATCTTCACCTTACCGTCCGTCACTTCAAGAGACTCGAAGTCTCCTGTCCGTTTAACTTTTGACATCAATTATATTTTACACTTGTTTTCGTGTAATTACTATAAAAGTTATGAACGGGATCACTAACATTCAACCTTCGGACGTCGTTAACGTTATAGGAGAAGGTATTTCAAAAGAGCAAGCAGAAACATTCGCTCAGCAAATGGTGGGTGATTACGGCTGGCTACTTCTCGTCGCGATAATAACAATTATGGCAAAAGACATGATTATGAATTTTGTCCAAGGTGTTCTCGTGTTTATGGGAAATGATTTTAATAACGATGACATTATTTATATTTCTGGTCGTCAAGCACGTATAGTTCGCGTCGGAATTCGTAATACTGTTTTTTACATGACAGATCGCAGAAGTAAGATGCTCGTGCCCAATGAACAGCTAAAACAGCTTACAATTGAAAAGACTCTTCCTAAGAATGGCGGAGAGCCATATTTGCCTAAAGCTAGCGATCCGGGATTTGTAGGCT